CTGATATAGTTACTGAGGATTTAGATTTTTTTGGTGTAAAATATAAAGATGATACTAGTATTATAAAAAAAAGTGAAGAAACTAGAAAAACTATATTAGATATTCCCCCTGAACTTGAACCTGAACTTGAACCTGAACCTGAACCTGAACCTGAACTTGAACCTGAACCTGAACCTGAACCTGAACCTGAACCTGAACCTGAACCTGAAGATGATGATTGGACCACAGTAGGTAAGGGACTTAAACCTGAATCACCAGAAGCACAAAGATTACTTGAAGAAGCAAAGGAAAGCGAAAGAAGAGAAAAAAGCGCATTTGAAAGAAGTGATACAGAAAAGAAATATTATGTTCAAAAGGGAGGTGATTTAAAAGATGATATACAAACTTTAATAACTCAAATAATAAAAGCACCTATTCATCCTTTTATTTTTACAAATAATACTATAGAAAATTTATTAACAGACGATGATATAAAAGAAAAATACAACAAAATTACTGATACACTAACTAATGATTTACAAGAAAAAAAAATAGCAATTAATCAAGTTAGTAATATTATGGACTGGGATAAACATATTTTTGTCGGTGGTTCAAGAGATATTATTTTAAAAGAAATTGATAATGTTGAATTTAAACGTTTTTATAACCTAGATGATTTAACTAATTTAAATATATATAATATTCTAACAGATAAACAAATTGATGATCCTGGAACTACTGCTTTTTTTATTACGTTTACAGCATTTCAAAATCCAAAAAATTGTTTTTCTCTATTAAATGAATATATTTATTATCTTTTAAAATTTACTAGTAAAGTAGAACAAAGTGATACTGTTACTGAAATTACAGATAGTGAAAATAAAATTATAGAACAGATAAAGAGCGGTCGATTTAGAAATTGTAATCAAAATAGATTTTATCAAATTATAAAAATGATTGAAGAAAGAAAACAAAATATAGATTTAGATTTTGATAATAAAAATTATTTAATTCAGTATATTTATGAACTAAAATGTGAAATGGAATGTATTAAAAATGATTCTCATTTATTAAATTCAAAGCATACAAATGGAAAAATTTCACAAACATTTATTTATTTATTAACTGCTATACAAAATAATCAAACTAATTTATATTTATCATTTTTACAAGCAAGTAGATTACATTATATAAAAGAAAAAATAGATGAAGATGATGATGAATATAACGAGATTATTAATTGGATATTAGTATTACTCAATTATGATAAAACAAAAATATTCGATATAGGTCCGAATAATTTTAAAAATCCTATAATTGTTACAGAAAATAAAGTATTATTAAAAGATTTATTAAGATTGTATTTTGAAAACGAAAATGCTCTTTATAACATAAAACATACACCATTAACTAAAATATCCATACGTGAAGGGAAAAAAATAGCACCTTGTGAATTAGTATCACTAGCAATAATGAAATATTATGAATCTATGGAACAAAAACCATTATTACAACATGTTGTTGATACAATTAGTGTTATTCGATATTATTACTTAATAAAAAATAAACCAACGCCTTTAACATTAACAAAAAAAAAATTAAAAAGTTTATATTTGTCACCTGATTGTTATAAAAAAAATATATTAATTAAAACTTCGCCTACTCCTCCAACAGCATTGTTTAGGTCTACTTTAAATTATACTTATTTAGAAACAGTTGATGTAGATGATAAATATACGAATATTTTTGATGCTGATATAGCAAGTCAATTACAAAATTTAACTGAATACCAGATACCAAGTAGAATTAATTTTTATTTGACAAGTAAAGAATCAGATTTTGAAAAAAGTAGAAATAATGGTAGATCTTCTACTGGAAAAGAACAAATTTTAAATATTAAAAAATTAATTGAAGCTAATCATTTTGGTTTAAATTATTTAGGATTACTTCCAAAAGTAAAGGTTGATGATTCTATTAATGTTCAAGTTAGAGGAGGACAACAAAATTTTTCTTTACAACTACAACTAGGATGGTTTACTACAGAAGTACAAGATAATGTAAATCATCCATATTATGATATTTCAGATTCTCGTAATCCAGATGATTATACAAGATATAGACCTTGTTATACAGAAAATTACAAAGATTTTTTAAGAAGATTAGTTGGTATAATAATTAATTTAGAATCTACTGTTAAAAAATATTTTAAAAGTTACATAGAAGAATTTCAAACAAATAAAAAAACAGAGAATTATAGTAAATTAGTTACATTTTTATATCCTATACTTGTAGCAATTAATAATCATAAACTAGTTATAATAAATTTATGTAATGATATGAAATTATTTGAATATAATTTTAATGATAGTTTTTTAAAAGATATGGAAAGTAATATAAATAAAATTAATACAAATTTATTTTTTATTTACTATCTTAAAAAACAAGATAGTGATAGATTAAAAATACCACAATTTTTATATCATCAATTAAGTACGAATAGTAACCCATTAACTGTTTTTGACTATACCTTAAGAGATAATGCTGATACTGATGATAATTATGAAATGAATCAATATCCTGATGAAGATATGAAATTTAAAAATATTAATGATCCGTATGAAGAAGATGGAGATATAGAATATGATGATGATAAGTTGTTTGAAGATGATAATGAACATAAATATACCATAATTAGAAGTAAAGTAAACCCTACTCCAAAAAATAAAATTTTGTCATTTTATAATATTATAAAACGTAATTTAGAAAATGGTGATTATTTTAAAATAAATAGAATTATTAAAAAAGCATATAGACAAGATAGTAATAAAAAATTACCTCCATCAATACATAATAATTTAAAAAAATTTTACAAGTATAATTTAATTAGAATTTTAATCGAAAAAGCAAAAGATTTACACGAAATTGATGACGATAATAATAATATTAATTATAAAACTATTTTTGGTCCAACAAATAATAAAAAGGTATTTAATCTTTATAAATTAGTACTAAATTTAAAGTTAGCAGGTGAAGTAATATCTTTATATTTGAAAAATGAAGTTTATAGAATTGCAGCAAAAATAATGGAAGATGTGGTTGATAATTATCCAGTTACTAGTAATCCTGGAGCAAAAATAGACGTAGATTTTTTACTTGAAAATAAACCTTTTGATGTAGAGTTAGAAGAAACAATAACACATGATGATTTTACAAACATAGCAAATAATATAGCAAAACAACCTAAAAGTGTTTATGAAATGGATTTTACAAACTTTTCAGAAAAAAAAATTCATAATAAAACTTCCGATCTTATAATTTACCCAGAAGACTATAATAGATTAGAACCAACGAAAGCACTATTAAAAGTTGTTATAAGTAAAGATATAATAAAAAAATTATTAGAATCAAAAGTGAATATTAACATTCGTAATATGAATAATGATTTAGCGTTGAAATATATTGTTAAACAATTGAATTATAAAAAAATCAAAGAAATAATAGATAATTTAGATGTAAATAATAGGCAATTTTTTAAAAATTATATAAAAAAACATTTTAATCATTATCTTGAAAGAAAATTTAAAAATCATTTAGAAAAGTTTAAAAGGGGTGAAGATATAGATTTTACAAGTACAAATATTATTATTACAGATAAAAAAAATAAGAAAATTAAAGAGGAAATAAAACATTTTGTTAGTACTCAATATAATGAAGTTAAAATACTATCAGAAGATAATTATGATTACAATATTTTAAGAGGTTTAGAGGATTCATTTATAATTTGTAATATTTACTCTCAAAATATTATTAATAATAGAATAGTATTCTTTTTTAGAATGATTATGAGATATAAAAATTTTAAAACTGAAAATTTATCTAGTAATATTACTAATAAAATTAGGAATTTAAATACAAATAAAAATTTATCTTACTTAATAAACAATACTAATAGCATTGAAGAATATTTAAAATATTGGAAAAATAAATACGCTTTACCATTTCCACAACTACCAGTAGCCCCGGCACAATTTGATGATATTAATTTTAATACTGTTATTGACGATATAGAAAACTATTTTACCGAAAAATATTTTACAATTAAAAAAACAGGAGGTGATATTCCGAATATATTTAAAAAAAGTACTAACAAATTACTATTATATTTAACAAAACAATTTATTTGTGTTCCGATTGAAATTATTTTACGTCGAATTTTATGGGCACAACTAGAAAAATTTGAATTTTCTAGTAAAACACCTAATGAAAAAAGAAAAGATAAAATAGAAATGATAGAATATATATTAGGTACACCGAAACCAAGAATAACTAATGATGACGTTGAAAAATTTCAAAGTATAAATATCCAAGAAATTTTATATAATGATGTTGCTGATAGATTTGTTAAATATATAACTAATTTCTTTGATACAGAAGAAGATAAAATAGAATATATGGAATTTATGAATGATGATATTGAGACAACATTAACAAAATTTTTAGATGCTATATTAGAAACAATGGCGCGAAAGGTCCAAATAGATAAAGATATAATAAAAGAACTATTTGTAGAACAAATTATTCCATATTTTAAAGACCATATTCCTATAATAATTAAAAACTGGCAGATATGTATAGAAAATGTATTTTTATATACAATTAATTTTTATAGAATTGTAAACTGTTATAAATTATTAAATGAATAATATGTTAATTTTCATTAGGTTTTAGTTTATTTCTTAAAACAACAAGATTTTCATCTAAGAAATGTCTTTTAATTAATGCTTCATTATAATTTTCTCTAGTGGAAATTTCTCTTGATCTAATTGGTTCTGTTAATTTTTCAGTCAGTCTCAGCGTAAAACTATGATTAAAATTTAAAAATGTTGGTTTAGTACCATCTTGATATAAAAATTTTATATTAAATTCATTTAATATAGGTATTGGAATATCAAACTCTAAAGGTGAATTTATGAATGTATCAAACATAACTTCTCCTGAATTTCCAGATAATATAATTTTGGCAAATGGATTTGATAAATTAGTATTTGATATAACTCCTTCATAATCATTTAGATACATATACATATAATAATTAGTACTAGTAAAATTTAAAAATATATTTTCTTCTTTTTGATCCCCAACTTCATTATATTCATCTTTTATTATATAATCATCAAAATTAGATAATTTAATTTTAAATGGTGTAATAGAATTTTCCATACCTGTATTTCTAAAACCAAGTAAACTCCCCAGTGTATCATTATAATTAAATAAAAATTGAAATTGATCTGCTATTTTAATCTCAGTACTAGATCCACCTGTACCTTTTATATTCACCTCATTCTCATTTTCTATTATATTAAAAATTAAAATTACACTAATTGTATTATTAGAATCATTTTTTTTATATATTATATGTTCTTTATTTAATATTTTAGAACTAATATTACCTATTGATTTTGCTTGTTTTATTGTAATTTTATCTCCTACATTTAAATTTGTATTTATAATTTTTATAACTAATACATATACATCTTCATTTTCATTTATATTTTCTTTTTCAACACTTAATGAATTAGGAATTTTATAAGTTTTAAAAGCTTCAAAAATTACTTCTTGTGAATTTCTATTTATTTTAATATCAAAATTATTATATATTTTATTACTAGATATTGATTCTATACGTAAAATAGAATTCATCTGTTCTTTTAGTTTTTCTATAATACCATTACTAGAATAATTTCCAGCAAGTAAAGATACACTATAAATATGAGTGCCGTCATCTAAAAATTTCCAATATAATTTATTATTTTTATTAGTTACATTATTTATATTAAATTCAATATATGGAATTTCAGAACTAACTAGTTCTATTCTTACAACATTGGTAAAACTTTTTTTTAAATTCATTTTATATTCATTTGAATTGATATATCCGTCAATTTCATTTATTTTTTTACCTATTTTTACAGAATTACCTCCTCCTCTATTATCATAAGTACCATAACTATCAGCAATAAAATAAATATTATTTATATCTATTTTACTAATAATATGACAACTTTTAACTTGATTATTATTTACTGGATAATTTACATTTAAATATTTAGTTAATATTCCACCAATATTTTTAGTTTTAATTTCAAATGTATTTTTTAAAGTATAAAAATCAGAAAAAATTTCATTATTATTTAATTTATTAGCACTTAAATATACATATGGTAATTTTAAAAATATATAATTATTAGTTAAAATATCTTTATCAATATTTAGATTAGTCAATATAAAATTTAAAATGTTTTCATTTATAATTATATTATCAAGTATATTTACTTGATGAAATCCTAAAATTAAATTTATTTGTATATTTCCTATTTGTCTTTTATTTATATTTATATCATTATAATTAATAATTTCAATTAGTTCATTATTACTCATTTGATGATCTTTAATATTTATTAATAAATATTCAAAATTTTTAACAAAAATTAAGCACTCTTGTAAAATATAACTTTTTGTTTTTATATTTTGTAATACTATTTTATTACCTATTTGTAAATTATGTTCTGGGTAATAAATTTTAACTTCATTGCTATTTTTTTTAATAATAATAGGATTATTTTCTAGTATTTTAAATCCACTTTCTAAAACATTTTGCGGAACTTTATTTCTATGACGCGAATCTATATTCAATAATGAAACTTTTAAATATTCGTTATTTTTATATTGTTCTAATAGTTCATTATTAATTTCTCTTTTATTTGTATTCATATTTTCTTGATAAATTTTATCTAATTCTTTTATCTGAGATGACATTACTTATAATAAATATTTTTTTTTAAAATAAAAATTGATATTTATACTTAAAGATAAATTAATGAATAAAAATCAATGACAAAAGCAACAGATTATGATAAAAAAACTCCACGAGAACACGTCTTAGCAAGACCCGATACTTATATTGGAGATATTGAATTAACTACTGATAATATGGATATATATGATACAGATTCAAATTCAATTATAAATAAATTAATTAAATATGTTCCAGGATTTTTAAAATGTTTTGATGAAATAATTGTCAATGCTCGTGATGCTACTGAAAATGATCCAAGTGCTGATACAATTAAAATAAGTGTAAATAAAGAAGAAAAATGTATTTCTGTATGGAATAATGGACAAAAAAGTATTCCGGTTGAAGAACATCCAAAATTTAAAACTCTTGTACCATCTATGATTTTTGGAGAAATGTTAACCAGTAGTAATTATGATGATAGTAAAAAAAGAACTACTGGTGGTAGAAATGGTTATGGTGCTAAATTAGCAAATATTTTTAGTTCAAAATTTGAAGTAGAAGTCGGGGATTCTGCTAATCAAAAAAAATTTAAACAAACATGGACCGAAAATATGAGTATTAGTTCTAAACCAAAAGTTACAAATTATTCAAAACCAAATAGTTATGTTCAAGTTCATTTTTATCCTGATTTAGAAAAGTTTGGTTTAACAGAATTAGATGATGATCATATATCTTTATTTCATAGAAGAGCAGTTGATATAGCAGGTATAAGTAACTCTAAACTAAATGTATATTTTAACAAAGAAAAAGTAAAAGTTAATAATTTTAAAAAATATATTGAATATTATTATAAAGATACTGATATATATTATGATGATTCATCTGATAGGTGGGAAGTTGGATGTTTATATATACCAGATAGTAATAATAAAGTAGTATCTTTTGTTAATGGTATATCTACTCATAAAGGAGGTACACACGTTAATCATGTTGTAGACCAGATATTAAAACCATTAATTAACACTTATATTAAGAAAAAAGACAAAGATTTAAAAATTTCCCCGACTTTGTTAAAAGAAAACTTAGTATTTTTTATTAACAGTTTGATTGAAAATCCAGCATTTAGCAGTCAAACAAAAGATACTTTAACAACTAAAACTAACAAGTTAGGATCATCTTATAAACCATCAGACCAATTGCTTAAAAAATTATCAAAATGTGGAATTGTAGAACAAGTAATTCAATTTGCTAAATTTAAAGAAACTGCTAAATTAAAAAATACAGATGGTAAAAAAAAAATTAAACTTCGAGGAATTCCTAAATTAGAAGACGCAAATAAAGCAGGTTCTAAAGATTCATCTAAATGCGCTTTAATTTTAACAGAAGGTGATTCTGCTAAAGCGTTTGCGATGGCAGGACTAAGTATTATAGGAAAAGAACATTATGGTATATTTCCATTAAAAGGAAAATTATTAAATGTTCGAGAAGCTTCTGTAAAACAACAACTTGGAAATGATGAAATTAAACATCTTATTCAAATTATTGGATTAAAACAAGAAAATACATATAAAGATGATGAAGAATTTAATTCTTTGAGGTATAGTAAAATTATCTGTTTAACAGATCAAGATGTTGATGGTAGTCATATTAAAGGTTTATTAATTAACTTTTTTCATTTTAAATGGCCCGAACTTGTAAAACGCAAAGGATTTATTACATCTCTGGCAACACCAATTGTTAAAGCATTCAAAGGTAAAGATGAAAAAGTATTTTATAATTTAACAGAATATGAAAAATGGAAAAAAGGTAATACGAAAGGATGGAAAATCAAGTATTATAAGGGTTTGGGAACTTCAACAAGTAAAGAAGCAAAAGATTATTTTGTTGATTTTAATGATAAGTTAATTAAATATTTTTGTGAAAGTGCGATTGAAGGAATTAATAAAATGGATGAATCTATAACTTTAGCTTTTGATAAATCAAGAGCAGATGATAGAAAAAAATGGTTAATGGATTTTGACCCGGAAGATGTTTTAACATACGAACAAAAAAATATTTTATTCGATGAATTTTTTAATAAAGATTTTAAATTTTTTTCAATTGGTGATAATAAACGTTCTATTCCACATATTATAGATGGTTTAAAACCATCACAAAGAAAAATTCTTTTTGGTGCTTTTTTGAGAGGATTAGATAAAACTGAAATTAAAGTAGCACAATTAGCTGGTTTTGTTTCTGATAGAGCAGCTTATCATCATGGTGAAATGTCTCTAACAGGTGCTATTGTAGGTTTAGCTCAAGATTTTGTTGGTTCTAATAATATTAATATCTTAACTCCAAATGGACAATTTGGAACAAGACTTCAAGGAGGAAAAGATGCTGCGTCTCCTCGTTATATTTTTACAGAAATTTCAAAACTTGCGATGAAGATTTTTAAGACTGAAGATATTAATGTTCTAAATAATCAAAGTGAAGATGGAATTGATATTGAACCAGAATATTATGCTCCAATTATTCCAATGATTCTTGTTAATGGTGCTACAGGTATTGGAACAGGTTTTTCAACAAAAATTCCAAATTATAATCCAGTTGATATTATTAATAACTTGATTAGAATTATGGATAATGAAAAGTTCAAAGAAATGAAACCATATTGGAAAAAATTTAATGGTAAAGTTACTAAGATAGATAAAAATAATTTTAATGTTGAAGGAACATACTCGATAAAGAAAAATAAATTGATTGTCACGGAATTACCAGTAGGAGAATGGACACAAAGTTATAAAGACTTTATTGAAAAAAACTTGGAACAAGAAGCAAACAAAAAGAATAAAAAATCAGTTAATCTTTTAAATTATAAAGATAATAATACTGATGAACGTGTACATTTTGAACTTGATTTCGTTGATAAAAAATTAGATAAAATGAAAGATATAAGTAAGAATTATCATCTAATTAAAAAAGTATCACTAACCAATATGCACTTGTTTTCATCAAATGGTACTATTAAGAAATACAACACAATTAAAGATATTATGATGGAATTTTATGAAAAAAGATTAGAGTTGTATGAAAAACGTCGTGAATATCAACTTGACCAATTAAAGAAAGCACTTGAATTGATTTCATATAAAGTCAAGTTTA